TCGCCGATGCGGACGCGGAACTCGGCCTGTTGAGGATGAACAAGATGCTTGACCGCTGGTCGAACACGCCCTATGCGTGCTACGCCAATCTCGAGCAGTCGTTCGTGCTGGTCCCCGGCAAGCAGCAGTACACCATCGGCACGTCTGGGGGCGCCGACATCAGTGCGACACGCCCGATTTCGATCTCCACGGGGAACGGCGCCGCCTATCTGGTCGACGTCAACAACAACCGGTATCCGGTGCAGGTCATCGAACAGGACCAGTGGAACGGCATCGGCCGGCTGACAAACACCTCGCAGCTGCCCGACACGTTGTTCTACGACCCGCAGTTTCCGCTCGGCATCCTGAACGTGTACCCGATGCCGTCGATTGCGTACACGATGTACTTCGACGCGCGCCTGCAGTTGGCGAACCTCGCGAACCTGAACGCATCGTTCAGTCTGCCGCCGGGGTATTACGAGGCGGTCCGATTGAACCTTCAGGTCGAACTCTGGCCATTCTATAAGCAAGGTTCGGCGCCGACCGAGATGCGCGACGACGCGAACCGCGCGCTGGCCGACGTCAAGCGCTCGAACATCAAGTTGTCGCCGTCAACCTACGACACAGCAATTGTCTCGAAGGCCCGCAGCACGTACAACATCTATTCCGACGACACGAGGGGGAACCGGTAATGGCCCTTTCGCCGATCTTCGCGTCGTTCAACTCGGATCGATCCCGCTCGGGCGCGACAGACTTGTGCATCAACTTGTACCCCGAGCACACGGATGGAGAGAAGGGGCCTGAGGTTTCGCTGTTGCTGTCGTGCCCAGGGCTGACGGCACCGCTTGCCGTGGCCGACGGCGGCCCGGTTCGCGAGGTCTACCGGGCGTCGAACAACAAGATGTATGTGGTCTCCGGGTCTGGTGTGTACGTTGTCGATACCAGTTGGAATATCACGTTCATCGGTTCCATCGGGACGAGCTCAGGCCCCGTCTACATCATCGACAACCCGACGCAGGTCGGTATCTATGATGGCGCCGCCGGTTGGACGATCACCAAGGCGACGAACGCCATGGTGAAGACGATTCCTGACGGCGTGACCAGCGCGGCCAGCCCGTCCTCCGCCTGTTACCAGGACGGTTTCGGCCTCATCAATTCGACCGACAACCAGATTTACCAGTCGAACTACAACGACCTGTCCAGTTTCGCCCAGGGCGGCACCGCGAACAATGCGTACGTGCAGGGAAATTCCGAGGCCGTCGTCGCGGTGGCCGACATCCGGCGCGAGGTCTGGGTGTGGAAGAAGGATGCAGTCGAGGTCTGGGTCAACAACGGCAATTCCGGCTTTGCATTCACCCAGCTGCAAGGCGTCTACATTCCGTGCGGATGTACTGCGGCGGCATCGGTTTCGCGCCTCGGCGACGGATTCGTGTGGCTGGGCGAGGACGATCAAGGCAATGCCACGGTGTTCATGTCGGTCGGCTATCAGGCCAAGCCGATCACCACGCACGCCCTGGTCGCGCTGTTCCAGACCTTCACGACCGTATCGGATGCGATCTCCTACAGCTACCAGTCCGGCGACCATCGGTTCTACGTGCTGACCTTCCCGACGGCGAACGCGACCTATGCGTACGACCTGCAGACCGGGAAATGGCACCAGCGCGCGTCGTTCTCGAACGGCCAGTTCAACCGGGAGCGCGCGAACTGCCATTGCTGGTTCAACGGCAAGCACGTCGTCGGCGACTACCAGAACGGCAATCTATATGCGCTGGACGACAACACGTTCACCGACAACGGCGCGGTCCGGAAATGGCTGCGCTCGTGGCGTGCGCTGCCGGACTCTCTCCCGGTCGGCGTTCCGATGTCCTTCGATGAGTTGCAGATCCTGATGGAGACCGGCATCACGCCGGCGCAGGGAACGAATCCGCAGATCATGCTGCGCTGGTCGAACGACGGCGGCTACACCTGGCCGGGGCAGCGACTTCTGCCGGCCGGTAAGCCCGGCGAGACGACGAACCGAGTACTGGTAACCCGCCTTGGCTCTACCACGATCGGCACAGGCCTTGACCGCATCTGGGAAATCTCCGGCACCGACGCGATCAAGGTTTCGATTACCGGAGCGTCATGGGAAGGAGGTCCGGCGTGACCGTCCAGACCATCAACGTCAACACGCCATTCCTGCTGGGCGTACCGAATAGCCGCGTGTCACCGGAGTGGATCCGGTTTCTCGGCGCGATCGTCGGCGCCACCAATGCGAACGGCGGCGTGACCTCGGATGACGTGACAACGCTGGTTTTCACGACGAGGAAACCGGTCGACCAGTCGCAGGCGCTGGCCGACATCCAGTCTCAGCAGATCATCACGGCGCTGCGCGGTGTCGTGCAGGATCTGAAACGCCGTGTCGAGGAACTGGAAGGTCAGGTGCAGCAGCAGAAGAGGCTGCCGGCGCTGCTCACGGCGGATGACATCAGCGTGAACTATCGCCCGATGACGAGTTCCGCGGCGAACCGTGCGGCGATCCTCGAGGACAACGCAACGAACATCACGGTCTATCCGGTGTGGTCGACGCAAAAGGGTGGCTCCGGGCAACTGCAGGTGTCTGGCAGCCAGTGGACGTTCAATCCGGCGACCGGAAAGATGACCATGACCGGGGCGCTGGCCGCACTGAGTGGCACCGCGATTCCGGCGGGTGGAACGGCCGGCGCCGGATTTCTGCTGTCTTCGGTCTCGAATTTCGGTGTGTTCTTCGGATCTGGTGCGCCGACGCTCGCAGCAGCACAGGGTTCGCTGTACCTGCGATCGGACGGCACGACGACGAACAACCGTGCGTACATCAACACGAACGGCGGCACCACTTGGACGGCCCTGACCACAGCAGCATAACAGGGCAATAGACCGCTTGGATAGCGGACTGATTCAACAACGACTGCCGGGAGGCAGGCGGGAGTAAGAAAAATGGCACTTCAATTCACGAAGTTGTTCGCGCCGCAGCAACTGGGAAACTCGAACGGCACGATCTACACGATGCCGGCGACGCCAAACACGCTTCTGTTGCGAAACGGCCGCGTGAGGCTGACGAACACCGACTCCGCGGCGCATGCCGTGACGCTGAACGCCGTTCCGAACGGCGGCTCGGCATCGGCGACGAACCAGATCCTGCCGGCGGTCTCCATCCCGCCGAATGGATATCTCGACGTCGACATCCCTCAACTCGCTTTCAACGACTCGATCCAGGGCTTCGCGGATACCGCGAACAAGGTATCGATCGCGGCGATGGATGGCGTTCTTCAATCCTGAGGTGAATGATGCCAACTCTCGCCGAACTCAACATGGCTGCGCAGTATGGCGGCACGGACTTCCAGAATCAGGACTGGGCCGCCATCCTGAAGGCCATTCAAGGCTACAGCCCGGACGCCTACGACCAAAACTATTCCGGGACGGTCGGCCTGACTGGGAACAACGGGTGGACGATGGACGGCTTCCAGCCGAACGGCCTCGTCCAACTCACCAAGCTCGCGAGCAACCAGACCGGCGACATCCCGGGAGGCTTTGCGCGTTACGACACGGTGGACATCGATCCGAACACTGGCCTTCCGACGCAGCAATGGCAGCAGTACACGCCACAAAGCAATCCGAATTCGATTGGAAACTGGCTTGGCGATAACGGCTGGATGGTGCCGCTTGCGTTGACGGGTGCAGCGGGGATGGGATGGCTTGGGGGCGGGGAGGCTGCTTCGACTAGCGGCGCAGCGCTGAATGGGGTGGGCAACCTTGATGCTTATGTCGCGGCACAAACCGGCGGCGCTTCACTTCCCGCTGGCGCAGATGCGGCCGTGGCGGGGACGGCCGGCACTGGTGCAGTGTCATCGGGTGCCGGTACAGCAGGCACGACAGCAGCAGGAACCGGCGCGGCCACCGCAGCCTCGTCTGGCGGTGGAGTTCTCAGTTCGATCGGCAGCACTCTGTCCAACATGAGCCCCGGCACGCTGGGCACGCTCGGCAGCCTTGTCTCCGGCGCGCTCGGCGCCGGTACTGCGCTCAACGCCGGCAATCTGCAGGCGGACGCCGCGAACAACGCGGTCGGCTTGCAGAAGTACATCTACGACCAGACCTCCCAGAACGTCGCGCCATGGCTGGCCGCCGGCAAATCGTCACTCGGCACGCTGATGTCGGGCGTGAACAGCGGCCAGTTCAACCCGGCGCCGTACACCGCCACGGCGAACCTGCAGACCTTGGGTGGGACGCCGAGTTTCCAGACTGTCGCGAACGCGCCGAAGTTGACGTCGTACGGCCCGGCCACGCAGATGCAGCAGTTCGGTTCGGTCGGCGCGATGCAGGCGTACAAGGACTATGTCGCACAGAACCCGTACACCGGCCCCGGCGCGTGGGATGCCAGCAAGTTCCAGTCTGACCCTGGCTACCAGTTCCAACTGCAGCAGGGCCTCGACGCGCTGACGAACCGTGCGTCGATCGCCGGCGGAATGAACAGCAACAACATGAAGGGCCTGATCGGCTACGCCCAGCAGTTGGCGAACACCGATTACCAGCAGGCCTTCCAGAATTATCAGACCGAGGCGCAGCGCGGCCTGCAGGAGTACCAGACCGGCCTGCAGGACTACATGCAGCAGTTCCTACTCGGCCAGAACGTCAACACGCTGAACAACCAGCTCACGCAGCAGCAGTTCCAGGACGCCATGGCGACGACGAGCGCCAACAACCAGGCGACGCAGACCGACAACCAGAACCGTATCCAGGTCACCGGCCTGAACAACCAGAACATCGTGCAGGACCTGCAAAATGCGATCGCCGCGGCGGGATTCAACAACACGTGGCGGCAGACCGGCTTCGAGGATACCGCGCAGCAGACGGCGTTCAACAACCAAGTCGCGCAGCAGGGCTACCAGAACGCGAACACGACGACAGGTCTGAACAACCAGAACCTGCAGACGCAGTTCGGCAACCTTGCGCAGCTGTCGCAGGTGGGGTTGAATGCCGGCCTGCAGCAGGGTTCGCTCGGCGCCCAGTATGCCAATGCGGCCGGAAACCTGATGACGGGTGGCGCTGCGGCGACAGCGGCCGGCCGGGTTGGTGCAGCCAACGCCATTGGCAGCGGAATCGGAGACGCCTACAACGCGTGGCTGATGCAACAGATGATGGGTGGTGGGAATAGCTATGGTAACTGGCTCGGCAGTAATGCAGGCATTCTGAGTCAAGGCGTCCCGGCAAGTGATCTTTGGGGGTTAGGATAATGGCGCTCGATCCTTCTATTGCTCTCGGCTTCCAGATGCCGAAATTCATGTCGCCGATGCAGGCGCAAATGCAGGCGCTCACGCTCAAGCAGCAGATGCAGAACACGCAGATGCAGCAGGTCGAGATGGCGCAGGCCATGCAGACGCTGCGCGACCAGCAGGCTATGTCGGCGCTGTATGCCGACCCGGCGAACTACGACAAGGAAACTGGCGGCCTGACTCCCGAGGCCATTGCGAAGATCCAGAATCCGACGTTGCGGCAGAAGGTGAACCAGGACCGCCTGGCGACGCTGCAGAAGAAGGAGGAGATTGCGTACAAGTCGTCCGAGTCGGCGAAGATCAACGAAGAGCGGCAGACCAAGGCTGTGCACGACGTCTGGGAAACGGCGCTCGGCGAGTACGAGGACGTGCGCAAACGCACCGGCAACGAGAAGGCTGCGATCGATGCTTTCAACAAGGCGCAATCGGACGGGTATAACGAACTGAAGACCACCGGCAAGGGCGGCTTCTCCGACAAGTCGCAGTTCAAGATGCTCTCGCCATCCGAGGTGAAATCCAAGCTACTTGGGTACAAGGAGCGCGCAACGCTCGAGGACCGCGACAAGACGCCGATCATCAAGGAAGCGGAGTACGTTGAAAACCTGAAGGCGAAGCTCGCCACGCTCAAGCCGACTGACCCGGAGGCGGGCCGCGTGCGCGCCGAGATTCGCGCTGTAGAGCAGCACATCAAGAAAGTCGACGCGCCACCGAAGTACATGATCAACACCGGCGCGCAGTCAACCAATCCAGTCACGCCTACGCCGGGCACGACGATGTCGGATTCCCAGAAGGCGGCGGCCAAGCTTGGCATGACGCCGGACGGCCTCGACATCCAGGCGTGGAATTTCATCAACACGCGCAATCTGCCGTACCGCAAGGGTGCCGGCGGCGGCGCCGACCGCAACGACATCATCGTGCGGCGCGCGGCCGAACTCGCGCACGAACTCGGCAAGACGCCGGAGGAATTGTCCGCCATGCCGGCATCGTTCAAGGCCGACGCGCAGTCCCTGATGGTGCAGACCAAGAAACTCGACGCGATCGAGGGGCAACTTGCATCATTCCACAACAACCTCGACACCTGGGACAGCCTGGCCAAGGGCATTGCGCCAAAACTCGGCGGTGAGAAGGTCAAGGCTCTTGCATCCGACCTGAAGAAGGTCGATTTCACCGGTGTGCGTTCGCTGGATGAGATCAACCTACGCATCAAACAGCAGTTTAACGACCCGACAGCTTCCGCGGTGGCGGTGGCCGCGATGGCCGCGGCGATGGACTACGCCCGCATCATGCAGGGGCCGCAGTCGACGGCATCGCTGACCGAAGGCGCGCGCCACGAAGCCGAGCGCCTGATCAACATGGCCGCCGACGAGAAGGGGCGCAAGGGCCTGATGGCCGCGCTCGAGTCGGACACCGAGGGCCAGGTCAAAGGCCTGCGCGACCAGCGCGACAAGATCCAGCGCCGGCTGTCCGGCAAGCCTGAGACGAAGCCCGAAGAGAAGAAGACGCATACCGAAGCGCCGGCGGCGGCCGTGAACTACCTGAAATCGCATCCCGAACTGAAAGACCAGTTCAAAGCGAAGTACGGCTATCTTCCGGAGGGCATGTAATGGCGAATGCATTCGACCAGTTCGACCAGCAGCCGGCTGGGAAGGTGTCCACCGGTCAGAATCCGTTCGAGCAGTTCGACACGCCGGCGGCGCCGAAGCCGACCGCTCTGCAGGTCGCGGCCTCGAGCGCCGAATCGATGGGGCACGGCATCAAGGACCCGATCACAGGCGGCGCACAGCTGCTCGCCCACCTGTTGCCCGACAAGGCGGTGCAGGCCGTCAACGAGTTCAACAACGTCCTGGCGAAGTATGGCCTCGTGTCGAAGATCCCCGGCGCCGATGGCAATGGCAATCCGGTCAAGGGCGCGGCCGCGCTTGATGAGATGGTGAAGCGAGACGAAGCCGAACTGCAGCGCAATCGGGCGGCGGCTGGCCGCACAGGTGCAGATTGGTGGCGCTTGACCGGCAATGTCGTGAGCCCGGCTAACGTGGCGCTCGCCGCGAAGATTCCAGGTGCTGCAACGCTGGCCGGCAAGGTGGGGCTCGGCGCGGCACAGGGTGGTGTTTCAGGCGCTCTGGCGCCGGTGACGGACGGTGATTTCGCATCCGAGAAGGCCAAGCAGATCGCGTCTGGTGCGGCGACCGGTGGTGCAGTTCCCGTCTTGAGCGAGGCCGCTGCGCGCGTCATCAAGCCAATTTCTTCGCAAGCCGTCAAGGTGCTGACCGACCGCGGCATTTCGCTGACGCCTGGACAGATCCTCGGCGGCTGGTACCAGCGTGCTGAAGATGCACTGACCAGCGTGCCGATCATTGGAGACTCGATCAAGGGCGCGCAGCGCCGCGGCATCGTGACTTTCAACCGGGCTGCAATCAACGACGCTCTCAAGCCGATTAAGGACGAGCTGCCGAAGGGCGTCGAGGGGCAGGAAGCCATCGCCTACGCTCGCAAGGCGCTCGGCGACAAGTACGACGAACTTCTGCCGAAACTGAAGGGCGACCTGTTCAACGGCCCACCGCCCAACGCACTGCCACAGCAATCCGGCCAGGCGGCAAAGCTCAGCTTCAAGGACGAGCTCGAGAACATCCGGCAGATGGGCCAGAACCTCCCGCCGCAGCAGCGCAAGGATCTGAATCGCATCATCGACAAGGAAGTGATCGACAAGTTCACCAAGGGCGGGCGCGCGGCAGGCGAGACACTCAAGCAGATCCAGGAGACGCTGAACAAGGAGGCTAGGAACTTCGCGAACGGCGGGCCGTACGAGCGCACCCTATCCGGCGGCATCAAGGAAATCGAATCGGCGATGCGTCGCATGATCGAGGACGTGAACCCTGGATACTCCAAGGAACTTTCTGCCGTCAATCAGGGCTACGCAGCCTTCAAGCGCGCTCAGCGCGCGGCATCGAGTGTTGGTGCGCAAGATGGATTCTTCACCCCAGCGCAGTACCACAATGCTGTGAAAGCCTTGGACAAGACCAAGGATAAGCGCGCGTTCGCGGAAGGCACGGCTATCGGACAAGAATTGTCGACCGCGGCGAAGGAGCGCCTGTCATCGAAATTGCCGGATTCTGGAACGGCGACACGCGGTCTGGTGGAAGCGGCTCTGTTCGGCGGCGGAGCACACATGCTCGGTGCTCCTTATGCGGCCGGCGCGCTGGCAGCTCCGGCCGCCTACAGCAAGCTAGGCACGCAGATGGCGCAGGCGGCGCTGCTGTCGCGCCCACGATTTGCCGACCCTCTTGCCCAGCTTGTAAAGAACAATCCCCAGGCGATAACTGGTGCTGCCGTGCCGCTTGCAGAACTCATGATGTCGACGCAACGCCCAGCTCCACAGTAGAGCCGAGAGAGCCATGACCATCGCACGAAAGACATTATCGGACATGAAAGCAATTCTACAACAACATGCTGAAAGGGAAGATGATGCGCATCTTCATCCTTGACGCAGACCGCTGCGGCCTCGATTTCGCCCTGCGCTGCATCGCAGCGGGGCACGACGTGCGCCTGTTCCGCCCGCCGGGCCTGAAGGTGCGCGACGGCGAGGGCTTCAAGGGCCTGTCCATCACGTCCGACCTGAAGGAATCGATCAAGTGGGCCGGCAAGGATGGCCTGATCGTCACGACGGCGAACTGCAAGTATCTGGACGAACTCGACCGCTGGCGGGAGTTCGGTTATCCGATCTTCGCGCCGACGAAGGCCTCGGCCAAGCTCGAGATCGACCGCGGCCTAGGCATGGAAGTCATGAAGCAGCACGGCATGAACATCCCGGTCTATCACGAATTCAAGAGCCTGAAGGATGCACTGGCTTTCGCGCGCAAGGCGGACCAGGCGTACGTGTTCAAGACGCTCGGCAGCGAGGAAGACAAGAGCCTGACGTTCGTGCCGAAGGACCCCGGCCAGCTGGTCGGCTGGATCGAGGACAAGATCAAGAAGGGCATGCGCCTGAAGGGGCCGTGCATGCTGCAGGAGAAGGTCGACATGGTCGCCGAGGTCGGCATTGCCGGCTTCATGGGGCGCGATGGCTTCCTCGAGGATAAGTGGGAACTCAGCTTCGAGCACAAGAAGCTGATGTCCGGCGACTACGGGCCGGCGACCGGTGAGCAGGGCACAGTCATCCAGCTCGTCAAGGAATCGAAGCTGGCGGACATCCTGCGCGGCTTCCAGGCGCATC